CGGAAGATTTGCTATGTCTTTACTGACACTAGCATACCATCTCATTAATAATCCTCGTCGTCGTATCCGTTATCTTCATCTTCGTCCTCTTCTTCCTCTTCGGTTTCTTCAAGAACAAGATCGATAGCACGATCTAGAGCGGGATCATTACCCATCAGGTCTTCAAGGGTTCCTTTTGAAACATCTCGCGATAACAAAAAGTCCACAAAATGACCTGCTGCATCATTTCTACTCTTTTCAGGAATATAATCCTTAAAGGTATCCCATAGTTCAATAATACGATCTTCTTCCATGTTACTCCTCAATTTCATCAGCAACAGTTGCCGCATTAGCAGCAACAGCAGAAGCATCCCACTGCTTCATAATCAGCGTAAGTTTATCCTCGGTCCAATTCTTGCGGAACTCCGCAATAATCTCGCCAGTTTCCTTATCTGTATATGCTAATTTATTACCTACCTTGGATAATACACCCATTTTCTCAAACATATCAACCAATCCGGAGGTTGGACTCATGCCTGTCGAATAGGGGATCTTAACTTGAACAGTTTCAAAAGGCTTGGCATAACGAGTTTTCATGATTTTGCAGGCACTGCGAATACCCAACACATCACTGACCTTGTTGCCATCTTCATCTTCCTTCAACTTGAGTTTCTTCATAGCAACCACAATGCTGGAGGCATAGATAAAACCCTGTCCGCCGCTAATTTTGTCGTCTGGATCAAACATATCCTGACTAGCATAGGTATGATTAGTAGCAACTAGTCCTACGTTATACGAGCCAAACATGTTGACACAATTACGCACTAGTGCTGTAAGTGCTTTGGGCTTGCGACCCATATCACCTTTCAAATCACCTGCTTCAAACTGGTTGACATCTGTTGGTGTAAGCAACATACCTAAACTGTCAATAACAAACAGTACCTTTGGACGTTCTTCCGCCGGCATTGCTTTGTATTCTTTCATAAACTCATTAACAGTTTTAGCAACATCGTCGATCATTGCCATGTTAAGTTTCAATAACTTTTCATCGCTAGTATCAACGCCTAGTGCCTCCAACCAATTCTTATCCAATGCATTTTCACTGTCAACAAGTACAACAAAAATGCCCTGTTCCTGTGCGTGACGAATGAGGTTGCCGGAACAGATATAACTCTTACCGGCACCGCTTTCACCTGCGAACACAGTTACCTTACCAAGGGGGACTCCTTTAAAGAAGTCCCCACTGATTAGATAGTTAAGAGCATAATTGCCTGTTGAAATCCAGTCGGTGGGATCGTTGAACCCAATACCCAATCCGTCAATTGACTTCGTGATACTTTTACGAAATTTAGAGATATCAAAGGCTTTTCCCATGATTGTCTCCTTACTGTGCTTGACGCTTGCGGATCATTGCGATAATGTCAGCAGCGCGGTTGCTAGCGTCACTTGTTGCCGAAGCAGCCTTAGGAGCAGCAGGAGCCGTCTCAACTACTTCCTCGTCCTCAGATGCCACAGAAGCAGCGGCTTTAACATTCGCAGAAGAGCCCGAGGAAGTAGCCAAACCAGCTGGCTTGTAATACTGACCCCAGCTCTCAACATCGAATGCTTCACCATCTACTGATGCTTCAAACATTTCTTTGATGACCTTAAGTTCGACAGCACCGGGCTTCTTGGGTAAGAAATCCTTGAGATTAAACAAACCGTACTGTTTGATAGCAGCCTGCTCAACTTCGCTTAGTGCTCGCTCGCGGCGTGCCCAACTTGAAGTTGTATAATCAGCAAAGCCGCCCTTTGTGGTTTTGGCGATCTTGAAATCTAAACCACGCAAAGTGTGGGTTGGCAACTCTTCAATCTCACTGTCCATGAGTGCATTCTTAACAATGTTGAAAATCTGCGCACTCATAATAAAACGTCGAATTGGATTTTCCGGCGTCTTATCTTCCGTAAGTTTAGTATCTGTTACAAACCCTTGGAACAGATAACTACGCTTCTTCCAATACTTACGACCCATATCTTCGAGGCTCTTGTCTTTAAACCAAGGACGTACCTCAGTAAGAATTGGACAATCCTCACCCCACATTTCCATACAGGGTACCTGAACGGTGATCGGACGGCTGTTGGTTTCGCCTTTGACACCGGCAAACGGCAATTTAATCATTGCACGTTCAACCCAAAAGAATGTGTTAGTAGGATCCGCATCTTCTAGGAAACGCACAGTAGTTGTGCTGCCTTCTGGAATGTTCCAATGCGGGAAAATTGCGTTATCACCACCGGACACGCCCCCGGTATTCTGTTGTGATGATGCCTGAAGTTTGGCGCGAATTTCTGCTAATGTAGCCATAATGTTTCTCCTTAATGTTATGCCTTATTATGCCATTTCTTTCTAGCCAACTGACTAAAAAGAAAAAGTAGCATACGGTATA